GAAGATACTGATTGGTTAAGTATGGATTGGATATTCGAAAAAAGTGCTTGACAAACTTCTAATTAGAACGTATAATGTATGTAACAGTTAGGGAAAAGGACACAGTACATGGCATATTACACCTACACCAAAGATCCAATAGGTTGCTTCGTAGAGAAGGAAGTGGGTAATTACTTTGAATATTCACTCAACGATGATCCGTTCAACTTCTGCGAAGACTTTCCGCACAAGGTTTGGGTAGGTGGCAAAGACGTATGCGGTATGACTGGTTATCGTTATGCAATAGTCAAGAAGACTGTAGCCTACATCTGCGTAGACGAAGATGAATACGGACTGCCTGTGCTGGAAAAATGGCAACTCAAAAAGAATACAGAGTATGCAATATAGTGAAATAACGAAAGGATTATATTATGATTCGTTTTATGATTGGAATGTTGTTAGTTTTTGGTTCTGTTGGTGGACTTGAACAGGATACTGCGACCTTTACGGAAGCAATTCTCGGTTCACTTCTTGGATTGACTCTAATGTTTTGGGCACTTCCCAAACTTAATGCTCTTGCGGATGAAGAATACTAGATTATATCGAAATCTTAAAGGAGACAAAAAATGCCAATAGAAGCTTGGTTGTTAATCACTGCGTTCATTTTTACTGTGTTTGGTTTCATTTGGGGCCGTGGAAACAAAGAAGAAAGTGATGTTGCAGCAATCGAAAACACTTTAGATCAACTCATCGACAGTGGATACTTGCGTTTTCGTAAAGACGATGATGACAATATAGAACTCTTGAAATGGAATCATTTTGGAGATTAGTGTTTAGGAAAGGAACTAAATATGGATATAGTATATGGAGTCCAAATCGAAATCGATACGGGCGAATATGAATATGTTAGAGAAGGGGATGGTTGGAAGTCAGACTCTCCCTTTCTAACATTTAACACTAAAGAAGATGCTCTTATTGAAGCTAAAAAGTGGAATACTGGAGTCGTTGTAAATTTATCGAAACTTTCATCATGGAAAAGTTAGAAAAAAGTTTATTTCATAATAAAAGAACTATTGTGAAATATAGAGAAGCATTTCAACAAGGCGCACTAGCATGCCGTGAAGGCCTTGGATTTGAAAATTGCCCTTGGGTGGATGATGATTTTCGAAAACATGCATGGAGAGATGGTTGGGAATCTGCAATGACTTGGGTTCTAGAGAAGGCATATTCTTAAAAAATAATAAATAAAATGGAGAATATTATGCATGAAGTACAACTAGATTTGTTTAGTGACCCACCTCTACCTTATAGACGGAATGAAAATAAAGAACGTGTAGAACAACTTGAATGGATACTGACACAGATTGGTTTAAGGGTAAAGGCATATCAAGAAACTAAAGAAGATTTTGTTTTAGAAGGAATTCCTTCCTTCATAAATGATTACTTTAGTAAATATAATTAAAAAGGATAATATATGTACCTAGAATGGTGGATGATAATCACCATCGGGTTATTCTTTGTAATTGCAATCAGCAGAACTTGGAAAAAGGCACACTATGAAGGTTTCTGTATGGGCGCAACTGTCTTATTAAACACAATGGAAAAAGTAATTCCAGAAGATTCAGTCGAGTTTCATAAAATAGTTAAAGAATTGACAAAAAAACCTGATAAAAAAATAAAAAATCTTTAAATTAGAGCTTGACATTTGTATGTAGAGTACTTATATTAATAGTATAGGGAACAGTTAGAGGTTGTTATGGTAGATTTTGAAGAACTCTATGTCAAAGGTTCCACTAAAAATAAAAGAAAACTGGCAGAGTTAGCGGTAACTTTTGCTAAAAGTATTTTATTTCCTCGCCACAGAAACGTTGTTGTCGAAGTTGAACTCATTCCAGACTTAAATGGTAAAGAAGGCATCTGGGGAGATTGTATTGACGATGATGATCGTTGGTATATTGTCCGTGTTGATTCCAAATTATCTGCAAAAGACTTTGTTGAAACAATTTTACATGAGATGGTTCATGTAAAACAGTATGTTCGTAAAGAATTAGTACAACATTCAGTCAAGCATCAGTTGTGGAAGGGTGGCCAAATCCCCTCAGAAACTAAATATGAAGAACGTCCATGGGAAATTGAAGCGTTTTCATTAGAAAAAGACTTATCTGAATCATTTATCACTACTCACGGATGGAAATTCTTAGGAGTTTAACCGAATGCATTTGGCTGAACAGCAATGCCAGCAGGAAGAAGTGTTTGAAGAGATTGTAATTCATGCCGTACAGGAGTATGAAAGTTTGGAACAGGCAAAAAATGAGTGTTTGAAATCAAAAGAACTCGTTGAGCACTGGAGTCAAGAAGAAATTGATGAATTTATCGCAGACCTTTGGAGTGAATACTGGACAAAATACCTAACAGACTACTAAAAAATGTAAAATATTCTTGACTTTATCATAATATTACTGTATTATGTAAAGTATAGTGAACAAAAGAGGTGAAAGACATGTCGAAGATGGGTAATTATGTTGTTGGTTTGATGGAAGATGGACTTTGGGAAGAGCCAGATTATCCAGAACCCGACATCGAAGCGTATTATGAAGAATATTATACAGAAAAACTTAGTGCCTTCAAATCTGCACTAAAACAGGCTATGATGATTTACGATTGTAGCTGGATTCCCGCCCTCAGAACCATGTACCAAGTCGAAAAAAAGGATGCAGAACCGTTTGATATTCAATCGGATGCATATTGTTATAGAAAATTAGAGAGTTATCTCTACGAATGGGAATTGGGCAAGGAAAAAATTGACGAAATATGTAAAAAATTCTTCTTTAGGGCTTGACATTCGCCCTAAAAAGTATTATATTATATATGTAAGATGATGAAATAACTGATGAGGTTCTAAATTATGGCATATGTTTCCCAAGAAATGAAAAAATCACTCGCTCCTGCGATCAAATCTGTACTTAAGAAGTACGGATTCAAGGGAACGATTGGTGTTCACAATCATTCTTCTTTGGTAGTAAACATTAAGAGTGGTGTTCTTGATCTAATTGGTATCGCCAATGCAAAAAACAAAGAGATATCAGAACGCAGGAACATGCCCTACTACGCCAACGAAGGTTACTTCCAAGCAAATCCCTACCACCCAGATCAGTACGGCGAAGCTTCTCAATTCTTTGAGGAGTTGGTTGCCGCTATGAAAGGTGCTTTCTCTAAAGATGGCCCTAAGTGGTATGACAATAGTGATGCGATGATTGATTATTTCGATACTGCGTATTACTTGGACATCAATGTAGGTAAGTGGGACAAACCTTACGAATTCGCAGGAGTGTAATTCATGGCAGTTCGTTCAAAAAAATACAATGAAAAAATTCATATCGATTTGGACGGGCCCCAAGGGAACGCATTTGTTCTTTTTGGAATCGCTGAAAAACTTGCCTCTATATGTGGTGTAGATTCGGAGTCCATCATACAAGATATGAAATCTGGAGATTATCTCAATCTCCTTAAAGTGTTTGAAGAGAATTTTGGACACATCGTAGTTTTGGAAACTAGTAATCAGGAGTACTTAGATGTTTTTTGTTGAAGCGAAAGAAAGATTCAGTGAAGAAAAATTCCGTTGGGAAGCTCTAACGGAAGAACAGGCATTAGATGTTGTTGCAAAACTTAAGTCTGATGGTAAATATTGGTCACTTGAAATTGGAGAAATGTAGAATGTTACTTTACATTTTTGGTTTTTTCGACTAAGTATTATAGTTAAGGAGTTCTAAATGTCGAAAATACAAGAAAAAATAAAAACTCTTATGGATACTGTACAAGAGAGTTTAGAAAGTCAGCGACATATTGAGTCGCCAGAAGAGTTTATGATTGAACTGGATAAAGTTGGACTTTACTTCAGTCACATGAATGATGAAGATCGTGATTACTATCAAGCGGCACAAATCGCTTTTGAAGAACAAAGGAAGTGGACTATTTAAAATGAAACTTGCAAATTTTGAAATGATTGAAAAGGATTACATGCCTGGCGGTTTCCAGTCATTATTATCCTTTGGTGAGCATCATCAATTGAGTGTTATTAGTGGTGAAGGTGCATATGGTTCGAAAAATGCTCCCTATGAGATCGCCGTATTCATCAATGGAGAATTTGCAAATTTGCCTGGCATTATTGAAGATGATATTAAGGGATACTTGACAGAAGATGAAGTTGATACAATCATAAAAAAACTTCATACTATTACAAAAGAAATCCCTGTTCAAGCCAATTTGATGGAGAGTTACAATGTCACAAATATCTGAAGTAAAAAATAATATAGGTAAACTTTATTCTGTTGGGCTAGATTATGATTCTGCCAAGAAACAGTTTTTTGAGTCTGCGTATGAAAAGTTTTCTAAAGAAAAGTTGGAAACAATTTTTGATGAAGAGTGGAATAGATACGAACACATGTATTTTGCCAATTTAAATTTCTTCAAGAAAGGAATTTAGATGGACTTGGATGAGTATGAGGAAGATATTAGATTAAATGCAGTAAGTTATAGTATTATAGCATTTAAACCTCAAACCTCAACAAAACAAGTCGGGGAAACAAAAACTTTTGAAGATGCCATAAAAATGGCATATGAAATTCATAAAGAAAATAGTTTCCGCAGTGTATTGATTTATGCAGTTAATGAGACTGGACGATTTGTTTTAAATGCCTTCGTTAGAAGTGATGACATGAAACTCAAAATAATTGGGAGTAGAAAATGAGTAATCAGCGAAGAGGAAACTGGAAACCAGCTGCAATGAATGATAGTAGTAGAATAGATGCAATGTCTTTGACTACTTTCTGTAAACATGCAAAAGTTATTTTAGAGGAACGTGGAGAAGAAGATGCTGCATTCTACTTTGGACAAGTAGAAGATTGGTTGCGTGATGGGGGAAGAATTCAAACTGGACACAATGATGTTGCCAGAATTCTTGGTGTGTAATGAAATTTTTTCCAACTGATGTTTCGGATGTTCGTATTGACGATGATGAGGCAAAAATGTTCGGCATCTCTGATAGAGAACTTATTAAACATCTTTTTAAAAAGGTTGTTCTATTAGAAGAAACAGTTTATGAACTTGAGCATCAACTTAGAATTCATGAAGAATGGATAAAGTTAAGGGAAAAAAATTAAAATATATTGACAATATGTTTCATATATGGTATATTAATACTTGTATGACTATTTTATGAAACATAGAAATCTGCCCTTAGCTCAGCTGGATAGAGCAACAGCCTTCTAAGCTGTGGGTCGTAGGTTCGAATCCTACAGGGCAGGCCAATTAATATCGGGCGAGTCGGACGCTCGATTTTGTCGAGTGAGTAAAAACACGGTTAAGCCTGAAAACGACACTAAATAGAAGACTCAGGTGGGAAGTTGGAAATCCCTCACAAGAAACCAACAAGATTAAACAGGGGCGGACAGTAGGAAGAGGCGACTAATGTATAAGAAAATAAAGCGGCCTGCAACCCCTCAAACTGCTAAGGTTACGAACACCTACTGTCCTTTTTATTCGGAGTTGCTATAATGCAAGTATCACCAGTACCGCCAGTAAGAATTGTGAGTGAGTATGTTAGACAACTGAATGTCGGTGATAAAATTCATAACATTGTAGTAACACATAAAGATTTTGGAGGCTCTGTTAGAGTTGAAGAAGTTTATAGAACATACGATAAAACTGGAAAGATAAGAACAGTCGAACCAGTTAGTAAAGTTGATGTTGAAGTTTAGGCGGATGTCGTATAATGGTATTACCTTAGCCTTCCAAGCTAATGACAGGGGTTCGATTCCCCTCATCCGCTCCAAAAATAAAAATCCAAGGTGACGGCCTGTGGATTGTGGTGACTGAATAATCCCTTGCAAATGGGGATAAGGTAATGTCGAAGGAACTTAGCGGTTCGTCTTAGCGGATGCAGACAGGTATGAGTCAAGTTAGACAGGAAGTTTGCCAGTGACTCGTTGCAGGATCCTAACCCTGCCCACACTAATAAATTTCTAAGTACACATGAGAGTAGATGCACCTACTTTCCTGTGCATAGGACAAGGGTTTGAAAGACTGCAAGTCATGTGTATTTAAAAATTTATCGGGGTATAGCGCAGTCTGGTAGCGCATCTGCTTTGGGAGCAGAGGGTCGTTGGTTCGAATCCAGCTACCCCGACCAATTTAGGAATATTCCCAGATAGCTCAGTTGGTAGAGCAAATGACTGTTAATCATTGGGTCGGGGGTTCGAGCCCCTCTCTGGGAGCCAAATAAAGAGTAGGATACTAGTTGAGTAATTTTAGATTTATTGAAAAGAACCTAGATGTAAGTAAGATACTACAACAAGTTCTTGATAATCCAAAAGATTGGAATTATGTTAATAACTTAAAGACAGATGGAAAAGATGTCGGCGGTGATGTAGACCCATATGGATTCTTGCCTCTAGTTATGGCAGTTGTAAAGCCAGGAGAAAGTCCAAAGAATACAGAAAAAACTCAGAAGACTGAGCTTTATGATAAATATGATGAAGTTTCGAAGTGGTTAAGAAGTCAAGGAATAACACAATTATCAAGAGCTGCATTTTTTAAGTTGGGTGTTGATGAGTGGGTTGGTAAACATATAGATGAAGGATCTTACTATTTAACTAGAGATAGGTATCATCTTTCTCTACAAGGTAGTTATGATTATGAAGTTGATGGAGAATGGCATACTATTGAGCCGGGCACTTTCTTCTGGTTTGATAATAAAAAATACCATCAGGCGCATAATGTAGGTGATGTTGAAAGAATAACTTTTGTATTTGATGTTCCAAAGTCAGAAAACAATCCATAGTAAGGATACGAGATGTATAAACCTCTACCAGAAGAAGTAACAATAAAAAAATCAGGTATACACGGACTTGGCCTTTGGTGCATAAAACCGATCAAAGAAGGAACTGAGATCGGAATGTCGCATTTTTATTGGGGAGAAAATTTGCAAAGAACTCCATTAGGTGCTTTTTATAATCACTCTGACGAACCTAATATAGTAAAGATTAAAAAAGATAGTAGGTTCTTTATTGTTGCCATTAGAGATATTTGGCCAGGCGAAGAGATTACATGTCAGTATACTTTTTATCAGATGTAAAGGATGTATATATATTATGAGAATGGAAACTGCGAAGAAAAATTTTGATATTGATGTTGCAGGGAATATACTTTTAAATAGTAGTCAGTCTCCCAAGGATTTGCAAATTCAAAGTGGAGATACATATGCTGCAATAATTGTTGATGGAAAGCCCATTCTAATTAAGTTGGAGTTAACTTTAAAAGAATAGGAACAGTTATGTCACTTGGATTTAGAGACAAATACCAAAACATAATTAAGAATTTAGTTCAGAATGCCGATCAGTGTAGTCAACAATGGACACTTACTGGAGATGCAGAATGGTATGAAGCATATACGATGTATGTTAAAAAGGTATGTGAATTAAAGGATTGGATTAAAGAAAGAGAAAGTGAAATAGAGAATACGCCGCTGTAGCTCAGCTGGTAGAGCAACTGATTTGTAATCAGTAGGTCGGGAGTTCGAATCTCTCTAGCGGCACCATATAGGTGTTGGATGGAAAACAAAGAAAGAAAAATAATTCTTCTAACAGATATAATAGAACAAAAGGTTCGAAAAGAAAAAGAGCTTGAATATTATCAACGAGAGTTGGAAAAATTAAATAATAAAATGTTTTTCATTCGCAAAGAAATCGACTTAACAAATCTTATAATAGATTTAATAGGGCGAGAAAAAATCATGGATATGCGTGAAGTCATTGATGACAAGAGTGTAGAAAAATTGATTGGTAATGATAGTGGCGAAGAAGACGGAAGCGAAACCTAAACGGAAAAGAAGAACAAAGGCAGAAATGGAAGCCGCCCGAGAGGCCGAGTCTCAATCCTCAAAACCAAAACAAAAGAGGAAGCGCAGAACCAAAGCAGAGATAGAGGCCGCTCGGGCAGCATCATTACCACCAGAACCCAAGTGGTATGAGATTGGGTATAAGGGCCCAAAACCGCCCCCACCAAAACCAAAAAAGAAACCTCGTTCGTATCCCCCACCCCCACCAAAACAAAAGTTCGATACTAGTTTAATCGACAAACAAATAAAATTCCCTGGCGGCGCCAAGTACGCAATTACTAAGGAAACAAAACATGGTAGACATGTATTGTCTTGGGGAATGGGTGATTGGAGTATATTATATAATGCAAGATATAATAATACTGAAAAACATTGGCAATTTTATCTTGACTTATACAAAAGAACGTGCGATAATGGTAAAAATGTAAAAACAAAAAAGGTGAAAAATAATGGTACAGCAAATGCAACAACAAAGTCCAGTGTCAAATCTGGACGCACCAACACTAAAGACAATCCTACAAGAAAAAGCACAACGAGTGGTGTTCGAAAAGGCAGACGGAACTCTAAGAGTAATGCATTGTACGACAAACCCGAAGATCGTGCCGTGGCCTGATAATCCAGTAGAAGCAGAAGGCTCAGTTCAAAAAGAAAAAGATCCAAACCTTATTGTTGTTTGGGATTTAGAAAAAGATGGATGGAGATCATTTCGATTTGAAAGACTCAGAGAATATGGAGATTTAGAATAATGGGTGGTAAGTCAAAAGGAAAAAATTACACCTCTAAGGGCGAACGGCGAAGTGTATCACGGCAGAATAGAACCAAAAACCCAAAGGGTACTCTTGTACACGCAATTCGTCAAAGAGAGGCATGGCAACAAGGTAAGAATGTAGTTCTTACAATTCCAAATCCAAATACTTCAGAAACCAATAAACCTTTCATAAAGGTTAAGGCGAGTGAGGTATGGGGAGATTTTAGAAACCAAAGAAAATTTATGATGAGAGGAGCACCGGCTGTATGATAGAAGGATTTATGCCACCTTGTGTGGTATTCAGAACTAGGGTCAGAGATGAATCAATCGAAGGCCCAAACCCATATCGTTGGGAAGATGTAACAAGTGATGATCTGTTCAAAGGTAAGAGGGTAGTTTTATTCAGTTTGCCTGGCGCATTTACACCTACTTGTTCTACATATCAATTGCCTGGCTTTGAAAGTAATTATTCAAAGATTAAAGAATATGGTATTGACGAAGTATACTGCATTTCGGTTAACGATGCATTTGTTATGAATGCATGGGCCAAGGCACAAGATATTCAAAATGTAAAAGTTATTCCAGATGGTTCTGGAAACTTTACTCGATTTATGGGAATGTTAATTGGCAAAAACCATTTAGGGTTTGGTATGCGTAGTTGGAGATATATGTGTGTTATTAATGACGGTGTTATTGAACATTGGTGGCAAGAGCCAGGCATTAATAACGATGGAAGTGATGATGATCCATATGTACAAACAACTCCAGAAAATATGTTGAGTTATCTAGATCAAAAAAATATGTGGAATGAAGTTAAAAAACGAACCAGTATCGGCGATTACACGGTTGTATAATGTATGATATAAGACCCCTTCACAAGAATAATGCTTCTGTATTTGTTGCAGAACGCCATTATTCTGCAGTTATGCCTCGACTAACTAAACATTATCTAGGATTTCACTTAGATGATAAGTTAGTTGGGGTTTTAACTTTAGGATGGGGAACCAATCCGATGGGAACAATTAAAAAAATGTTTCCAGATTTGACAACTTCTGATTACTTTGAAATTGGAAAGATGTGCATGGATGATTCTATGCCTAGAAACTCCGAATCCCAAATGTTGTCCCAAACAGTAAAGTGGATGCGTGAAAATACAAATGCAAAATATCTGTACACTTGGGCAGATGGAATAGTTGGAAAGCCAGGATATGTTTACCAGTCTGCAAACTTTCTTTATGGTGGTTTTATATGGTCTGATGTATATGTCTCTGAAACAGGCGAGAAGGTACATTTTAGGACTATACAGAGGAAGATGAAGAAAGAGATGGGTAGACATGATACGAAGTATGGCCCTCGACCAAATGACGCCAAAATGGGTGATATGGGGTTTTCAAGAGTTTGGGGTAAACAGTTCAGATATATCTATCCATTGACTAAGACAGATAGAAAATATATGAATAGAAATTCTACATGTTGTTGGACAAATCAATATCCAAAGGATGAAGATTTGCAATGGAAAATTAAAAGGCCCGGCGAAACAGAATACGAATGGTGTGATGATATGCCGTTCATTCATAGTAATGATATAAAACATAATAAGAGTAATATTGCAAGATATAAGGCAGATATTACGATTGATAGTTTTTTTTAATAACCTATATAATTGTGGAGTATATAATGAAAAAGAGAAATATAAATCAATTAAGGATTAGATTGCGTGACGCAAGGTCAAGGACTAGACAATATTGGCAACGACAGGCGTATATAAACAGACAGAGAAGAAATTCTCAGGAGATTAATAATGATAGATTACAGTACAAATTACACGCTTAGTAGTGTACATACCGATGCTGGTAATGATGAGGTTATTACTCATTCATTCGATGCGACAAATGCAACACTTGGTGAAGTGTTGGAGAAAATCGAGATCTTTTTGATTGCAGTAGGATTTGATTGGATTAAGAAAGGTGAAATTCAGCATGTGGAAGGTGTGACTGATGAAGACTATGACTCTACTGTAGGAGCAGAATTGTTTGATGAATATTCTGTAAGTGCAGAAGAAATGTATAATAGACTTAACGGTTTAGATAATACTGCAAAAATTGTTGAATTTCCTAAGAAAGAAAAAGAAGAAAATATAACATTGACTACTGGTTCTAATGATTATGTTTTTTCTGGGGAGTATGATATGGGTTCTATCACATTTGATGGAATGGATATTACTGATGGTATGAATATTACCTTAGATACTTCCGATATTTCTTTTACTCAAGATTATAACGTATCTTTAACTCCAGATGACGTTACATTTAAATTTACTAACTTCGAAAACGAAAAAGAAAAGGATTAAAAATGGCTTTTAAATTATCGAATAGATCACTTTCTAAATTAGAAGGTGTTCATGATGACATGGTTAGAGTTGTCAGCCGTGCCATCGAATTGACTGAGGTCGATTTTGGAGTGATTCAAGGTTTAAGAACGCTCGAAGAACAAGAGGCTTTAGTTGCAAAGGGCGCAAGTCAAACAATGAAGAGTAAACATCTTGATGGACTTGCAGTAGACTTAATGGCCTATGTTGGAGGCCGTGGCGTCTGGGAACTCAATGTGTATGATGAGGTTGCTGATGCAATGAAGGCAGCTGCAATAGAAGAGGGTGTGGCAATCCGCTGGGGTGCAGCCTGGCACATTGATGACATTAGGGAGTGGGATGGTTCCATGGAAGATGCCATGAACGCCTATGTTGATTTAAGACGCTCTCAAGGAAGACGCCCATTTATTGACGCACCACACTTTGAGCTGATGGTATGAAAATAAGTTGGGGTTACTTTATAAGTATCCCCATGTCTTCTTACTTTATCCTTCTATTCCTCTTGGGTTTATTTGGAAAAAGTTTAATGATATTTACACCAGAAAAAAATATAGTAATGTATGAGTTTTTTGGTGTTGTATTAATACATTATATTTTTTATATTATTTTTTGCTTGACAAAAAGAAAAGAATAGTGTATAAATACAGTTGTAATTGTTGATACGATTCAACATACATACTGGACTTGGGGGCAGTACCCAACGCCTCCACCATAAGCACATCCGTAAGGCGCAGTAAGGTTCCCAACGGATTACCGTAGAAGACTACGCAGGGTGTGTTTATGATGGGGGCGAACTAGGATCGACAGGTGTGTAGAGATGAGAGTAGATTACCGTGTTGACCTACGATATTCGGTCGAACAAAACTAAACGCAAACGATAACTTTGCACCTGAGTTTGCTCTAGCAGCATGATCAGCGGGGTATGGGTTCCACCTTGTTACCAAACGGGCCCGCAGTCATAGTAAAAGGATTTAATAAATGACAAAGTTTTTATTTGGAGCCGCTTCGGCGGTTTTTTTATGCACATCTGCAATGGCAGAAGGAATTAGAGGCCATGTAGATGGCGAAGTTGAATATAGTTTGGAAAATGAAAAATTTACATCTGAATTAGGATACACAATGGCACTTCCACAAGGATTGGTGCTACGCCCATGGGCAGATTTTTCATATGATCGTAACTTAGCATCTGATACAATTAATTTTGACGGTGTTAATTTAGGAGTTTCATATG